ATGGATATCCATCAACCGTGGTGCAAAGCCAAGCTTCCCTTACAGCAAAAAAGTTGTCTGGGAGTCTAGCTTGGAAATCTTCTATATGCAACACTTCTTCAGAGATAACATATGTAGCCCTTCCTAGTTTTCTTAAACATTTGTCAAGATAGGTGGGAAACATCAAATCGTCTACAGCCCCTGTATCAAAATAGCTTTTAAGCTCTTCCTTTACTGTGGAATAGACGATTTCAGGTGATGTAAAATTGTACTTGTAATAGTATGACATCTAATTAATTTTTCCATGTGTGATAAATGTGTTGGTATTTATCGTTCACTTTTATATAGTGGGAAAGAAGTCTTGATGTAAGTCTAGAGGGTTTGAAATACCAAAGATCAGTGAATTTAAACCTTGCACTATCTTTAAACCACATCCATCCAAAAAAATATCCCTCAGTGTGATAGTTGAAGTTGTAGATGATTTTGCCTTTTTCTTTTGTCTTTTGCCAATCTACAGGTAAGTTAATAAACTCCTTACCATCCACACCTTTTATCTTTCTTCTCTTTTTCTTGTTTATAGAGAACTCACCAAAGCCAAAAGGAAGCTTAGCTTTTTCTCCTGTCTCAAGAATATATTCTTTATAAGACTCTATGTAGATGTGAATGATGTTTCTCCACTCATTAAAAGAAAGCTTTATTGAGGGATGTTTCTTGCAAAACTGATTGTAATTATCTTTACTCGCACTTCTCCAGTCAATCTTTGTACGCATTGTTATCTACCATTTGGTGCATTTACTGCCTGACCATCTATGCCATCATCTGTCATATCAGTTTTTATTCTGAAATATGTAGCAAGTAGGTTTTGAGAAACAAGAGATAACACTTGCTTTTCTAGATAGCCTGGTAATGCAAATTCTTTATCTAATGGGTTTTTACACAAATCTTCAATAGGGTAGTCTTTTCCACAATCACATTCTGGATAAAGAATTTCATTTGGAATCTCATCTTCAAATAAAGCAGCTATTCTAATTGCTTGAAGAAGAGGATTACTCACATATAAATATCCATTGATTATCCAATAGTATTCTTCTTTCTTAATAATAGGAAGTTTTAAAAGATTCAAATATCTATTAATTGTAATCTCTTTTAACTTCTTACCCTTTCCACCCATAGCGTTTATAGAATAAACACCCTGGATTACATATTGATAGTTTCCTTCTGAAATACGAGGAAGCTTATATTTACTTCTTGCTACAGTGCAAGGATCAGCATATTCACAACATTCAGAAATAGGAACTTCCACCATCTCTAAACAAGGAATGGTGGTGAAAATTGTTGATGTAGCCCAAAGCTTTCTAAGATTAGTTTCTCTCTTAATTAACATAAGAGCATTATTTCTAATCTCAGAAGCTATCACTCTATCTGTTATAAGAGAGTCTGTAGAAAGCAGCTTGTGCATTCCACGTACATCTGATACCAGTTTTCTTAATGTTGCCATGATTATATTCTACTTTCAAATTCTCCAATCTTACCCTTTTCAGGATCATAGATTAGAACAAGTCCAGCTCTAATATTGTTTACATAGTTATTATCAGCATGCCATCTATCTGTTCCTGAGAGAGAAGGCATCTGTTGAATTCTTACACCTTTCACTTCTTTTGCCATATAGTGGTGCTTGTCACCCGTGTGCACTTCTCTATACTTAGCAATACCAAATTGTACTGAATCTTCACCTGTAGCAAATAACAGAGGAAGATCCTCTATCTTGCAATTACCATGATGATATCCAATGAACGTATTTCCTAAAACAACACTTTTTACAGTAGAATGATGTCTTTGAAATATAACATTATCTGTGTTGTGAAAAAATATGTCCAAAGCATGAGCTAAGTAGAATGACTTAGTTCTATCATGGTTTCCTTGTACAAGGACCACTTCCACATCTTCTACTATTACACTCAAGTAAGTGATTGCTTCTACAAGCAAATCAAATCCTTCTTCATACTCATTATCATAACTCACTAGAACATCTTGAGGAGTTCCATTAGTAGTTTGATTTTGATAGTTGTCTGTATGGAAGAAGTCATTAGAAATTGGAAATACCACCTTTCTAATTTTATAGCAAGATAACACTTTGGTTGTCAAATCTCTAAGGACAGACATAAACTGTTCTTTCTTTGTAGAAATTGATTCCCCTTCTAGATTTTTCTTAGCTAAATGAAAGTCAGCTATGGAAATCTCAATATCAACTTCTTCTTTTTCAGGACCATCTATATCAAGAACATGTCCAACCTCAACCTTTTTAGGAGTGTAATTCTCTAAAAACTTGGCAAAATCCTCAGCTGTGTAGTCACTTGGTTTCCTAAGAGTGGCAAATACAGAAGATGTAAATTGACCATTCCCTTTCAACTTAGACCAGTAGTTAGATATCTTATATCTTACAGTGTCAATTTTATGTAATTCAGCAAGTTCTACGTCTGATTTTGGCTCAAAATCACAATTTATTATACTTTTTAATGTACCCTTTTCATTGTTCACCTCTAACACACGCTCTTCAAGAACCCCAATATAAGCTGCTGTCTCAGCATCATTTGTTACACTTTCCTTCTGTTTTATCTCTTTTATCAGCTCTTCAACCTCTTGTTCTGTAATGTTTAGCTTTTTTGCGTAAAAGCTTTTACTTTTTTTCCAACTAAGCATTTGTTCCAGTTGGTATAAAAGATGGTTGTTTTCCTGCATACAAGGATAGTTTGGTTAAAATTGGAGTAAAGATAGTGGTTTATTTTAGATTTACCAAATTTATTTTAACCAAGGAAGTTACGTACACTAATCAAATTAGTTAGAAATTAAAAACCCCCAATGTAGAAACATCGGGGGAAAAGTTCCTGTAAAACCAACAAAACAGGATTTTTTATAAACATTCGCAAAAAGGATCTGTACCAAGTATGCTTATATTATCACTATAAGGTTTACTAACGTCTATACAAAATGGCATCACTTCACTTCCAGGAGGTAATGTTCCTGAAACATATACACCTGTACAATTTGTATATTCATATGCACCAGTTGATAAACTAACCAAACGACAGTCACAAGGTAGTGTTGTAGTTGTAGTTGTAGTGGATGATGTACTACTAGTGGTTGTAGTGGTAGGTGAACAATTTGAAACCAACGTACAAAACTGGTTTAATAGTCCAGGATTGTTCAATATAACATTCAAAATTGCTGTTGCAAGATTGGTTGGACAAAGTTTATCATCTATTTTCTGTAAAACTGTAGTTAGAGAATCACATGTATTCACCCCTGTACAAGGAAGATTTCCTCCATTGTAAAAAGTGTTATCTGTGTTTGTTTTATATACATGACAGGGGTCCACTCCACAATGTTTAGGATAGACGGTTGTACCACCATTATAACAAGGAGTTCCAGGATGACAGGACATTATTTAGATTTTAAATTATTAAGGGATGTACATAATGTAATAACAAGCAAGAACAGGAGGGATATTAGGATGAGGTTGTCCATTTCCTGCAGAACCAATAATAGTACCTACAGTGATTCCTGTAGATGTGGCATTAGTTAGACCTACATTTGCATTAATTGCTTGACCTTTTAAAGAGTAATCTTGATCACCAGCACCATTGTAAAATCTAGAAACCGTAAGTGTTGACGTTACATCAGCTCCTCCATCTGTTGTAGATTGTGCAACAAAGTGTGTATGTGGAGTTTCTGTTACACTTGATACAGCTCCATGTATATGTGAAGGCATTTGATTTGTAGTGAGTTGTACAGAGTTAGCACCAGCTGTTCCGTATAAAGCATAGTTTGGATTGAACCCTCCAGGAGCAATCACTGGATCTAGTGCTCCTCCAGGAACACCTTGTATAGCACCTACAGCAATTCTTCCACGTTTATCAGGAGTCACTGTAGAACCAACCACTTGTCCATTACATATATAAATCTTGTCCCATCCAAGAAGAGCAATCCCTGCACCAGAACCATCAAAATTACTAAGAGGTCCATAATATTCCACCACTGTGTAAGGAACCATCTTCTGATATTGTTGTGTGACAGCACTTGTTGTACTGTCAATATACGCTTGAATTAGAGAATTTAACTCTGACTTTTTTACATAGTTTGTCGTAACATCCAAAACAAAAGCTGCAAAATCTACATCAAGAGCACAAAGTTTATCTATAATCGCTTGTACAATCTCATGTGTATTGGAAGAAGGTGTTACACCTGTAAGACACTCAATTGTATAATCTGCATTAAGAAGTAGTATATCAGTTTTAACCTCATCAACTTGTATTTGTAAATCACAAGCAGCTTTTATGAGGGCTGTAATCAAATCTACAACAGTGATGTCTCCACATTCTGGAAGGTATTTTTGTACCAGTTCACAAATAATTTCAGAAGGTATGTCAATCTTAATACCTGTTCCATCAAGAGTGGATGTTAAAAACTCAATCAATGCTTGTTCTACATAAGAAAGACTATCCCCTTTTTGTATCCCTAAAACAGGAACATCAATTCCTGTATATTTAACACATTGATCAGAAACGATTTCTGCACACCCATTAAAGCAATTTGAACATCCCATTTTATATTTTATTTATGTATTAACAATTTAACTCTGCTAGCAATTTGTTCAACTGTGTACCTGCTAGCATAATCAGGATTACAAAGTTTGTATTGTAAAATTCTTTTGTAATTCAACAGATCAAGTGTTAGTTCTGATTCTATTTTCCTGTTTAATATAAAAACAGTGTTATTATATAAATCCTTAGCAAGCTCTGTCAACTTACAATCTATATCTGTAAGAAGGACAGGAATGCTAGAACAGTTTACACAGTCTGTAAGTCTTGGTAATAGCATTTTTAAATCTTTTTGTTCCTTGTTGAGCAATAGAATGACATGCTGCACAAAGACCGTTAATTAATTGACATCCACAGCCAAATTTAGCTCCACATTGTTTACACTGTGCCATATTAGTAGAAGTTGGTTACATAGTTTGTGCCAGAACACTGACATCCATTCTTCATAAAATTATTTAACATCTTGTCTGCTTGAGCATACAATTTGTTAGCCTCAGCCACAGCACAATTGTTTGCTGCTGCAATAGCTCCTTGTATAAAGAAATAAATGCTGTTCAAATCCACCTTCTGTTGTGTTCTTATAGCCCTATCACATTCCATCATGTCCAATTTCATAAAAGCCTCATCAAACTTCTCTTGAAGCTTATCTGTTCTAATAATGGTTCTTTCAACATTATTCAAATAGGCAGGAGCAACAGAATATTTTAAATAATACACCCCATCAGGAAGTGGTAATAGAGGATCTCCTACATCTGTCAATCCTAATGAAGTGGAAGTGAACAAGTTAAGTTCATTTGTTTCAAAAGGAAGAGCCACTTTACCAAAACCAGGGATTGTTATTTCAATTGTTGGAGAAGAAACGGGAGGGGAAACAGGATATGTGGATGCATCAGCAATACCTAGCACCTCTACATTATAAGTGGGTATAACTAGTATATCTAATTTTAAGTCTGGCATGTGTTCTAAATAAATATGCCAGAGGATTGAGTTTTAATCCTCTCACCTCTGGCATAGGTTATATGATCAGGTTTTCTTTCTACCTCTCCATTAAGGAATCAAAGTGGTTGTAGTAGAAGTTGTAGGCCATACAGTGGTAGTAGTGCTTGTAGTTGTGATACAAGTGTTACCACCTTCAGGAGTTCCTAATGCATCTTCAAGAATATTTTGAAGAGCAGAAGAAGCAGCTTGAGGAACAGCAATGATCACTATGCTATCTTCTTTGATGTAGTCACCCCAGCTGTAAGCAGACTTGTCATACTCATTAAACTTAATGTAATAAGTGTCATAAGTAGTACCATCGCTCACCCAGCTTTCGAAGTTCTCATTGTAACCCACCATTCTGTAGAGATGCTTCAGATAACCAGCTTGGTAAGAATAGTAGTTCTTTTCAAGTTGGATGATTTCATCAGAAGTACCTGTAGGATAGGAAGAACGTTGTGTAATAGTTGCTGTAGCAACAATGTTACAATTGTCAGCCACAATAAAGTCAGCAGTGGTAGCAGGACCAGAATAAACGAAAGTACGGAAGTACATTCTGTCATATTCGTAAGGGAATGCTGCTACATCACAAGGCTGGCCATATTTAGTGAGAGGCTTACCAGAGATGCGAAGAATTGCACTAGCATCGTTACCAATTCTTTGGAACTGATAGAAAGTGTTGAAGCTAATGTTGTCAGGGTTGATACCAGGACCTTGTTGTTGAAGCTTCAGAATGAAAGCATCAATCAAAGCAGGAACATCAACAGTGTCACAAGGATCACCACCACAATCGCAACAAGGAGCTTGAACAGTTACACTACGAGTGAAACCATTGAAATACAGAGTGTCAATGTAAGAAGAATGTGCACGAAGTGTTAAAGTGACAATATCACCACACTTTACATTCCAACCACTAACATCAGTAACCTGTGTTGCAGCTGTAGGACATCCTGATACAGTGTACCACTCAGTAATATTAGATTTACAATTTGCACCACCTTGGCATCCAGCAATTTTGTCTGAACGCTTAGAACCTTGCAAATAAGTGTTTGTTCTACCTT